CTAGCAATCATATTTGTTGTATCTAACCATGAATCGAGTCCATCGAAGATAATAGCCTTTACTGCTTCTACCTCTACTACTTCATCCTCATATTCAATCTTTCCAGTTTCAATTGCTTCATTAACCATAGCCATAAAGAAGCGTGACATATCCGCCGTCTTCTCGTAATCTACAGTCATATCCTCATTATATACATAAGGATTAAAGATAACAACCTTTTCATCTGAACTCCAATGTTGTCGCCATGTAGGTTCAGCACCTTCATCGTAATCTAATACGAATATCCAATGTGAATCTAATTCATCATCAGAACGACAATCAAGACATGTGCCTGTTTTGCCGTCACCGGGATTACCACTAACTCCACAAACAAGATATGCTTGTTCTTGTTCTAGAAGATTTTTACGTTGACTCATTGCTCGCATCTTTGCTACCTTGAATGCACTATCTCCTAGATTTTCATTAGCCTTAGTTAAAACAGAACCTGCTGCCTTACCTGATTTACTCCCAATACCCATCAATTCACCACCTTATGATGTGTAGCATATTGTTCCTTAATTGAATTAAGGTCCTTTT